GTATCAGCAGAAACCAACTGCGGAAGAGGCGGCTATAGTGAAACGTGAGTGGTGGAATGAGTGGGTAGATGAGAGTCCACCCCCTTGTGAATACATGATTATGGCTTTGGATGCCGCAGCCGAGAAAAATAACCGTGCTGACTATACGGCTTTAACTACGTGGGGCGTGTTCTATAACGAAGAGGAAAGTCGATACGACATAATATTGCTCAACTCAATAAAAGAACGACTAGAGTTTCCTGAGCTTAAAAAGCTGGCCTACGAAGAATATCTGGAGTGGGAGCCGGATGCGTTCATCGTTGAGAAGAAGAGCAGTGGTACTCCGCTATATCAAGAAATGCGCCGGATGGGTCTGGTGGTGCAGGAGTTCACCCCGCACCGTGGCACAGGTGACAAGATAGCGCGTTTAAATTCTGTAGCTGATATAGTACGGTCTGGGCTTTGTTGGGTTCCACAAACACGTTGGGCAGAAGAAGTTGTGGAGGAGATCGCTGGGTTTCCTTTTATGTCACACGACGACTTGGTGGACTCCACTGTAATGGCACTCATGCGTTTCCGACAGGGTGGGTTCATCACTCTTCCCACGGATGAGCCGGATGAAGTCCAATACTTCAAGCAACGTAGAGGCGGGTACTACTAATGGCAGAATTAGAATTAGGCATTGTCAATCCTGATATGGTGACAATGGACGATGGTAGCGTTGAGATTACTCTAGTCCCCGAACAAGGACTTGAAGAAACTATGGGTGCGCCGTTTGATGCGAACCTTGCAGAATATTTAGATGACCGTCAGTTAACAGAAATATCGTCTGAACTTATAGGTCATGTAGAAACCGACACATCCAGCCGTAAAGAATGGGCAGATTCGTTTGTAAAGGGGCTGGATGTGCTCGGTTTTAAATACGAGGAGCGCGTTGAGCCGTGGGAAGATGCTTGCGGTGTTTATTCTAACGTCCTCGCTGAAGCCGCTATTCGCTTTCAAGCGGAAGCAATGAGTGAAACTTTCCCTGCCGCTGGCCCTGTCAAGACCAAGATACTTGGAGAGATAACCAAAGAGAAAGAAGATGCTGCCCTTCGAGTTCGGACAGATATGAACTATGAGTTAACGGATGTCATGGTTGAGTATCGTCCCGAACATGAACGGTTACTCTACTCTCTTGGTCTTGCAGGGTCTGCGTTTAAGAAAGTTTATTACGATCCCAATATTGGTAGACAGGTGGCAATGTACATCCCAGCGGAGGATGTAATTGTTCCCTACGGCGCGTCTAATATAGAAACTGCCGAGCGTGTTACTCATGTGATGCGCAAAACCAAGAATGAGCTAATTAAGCTACAGGCGGCTGGCTTCTATAAAGAAGAGGAATTAGGTGAGCCTGTTTCTTATTACACCGACATAGAAGAAAAGAAAGCAGAAGAAGGGGGCTACACCCTTAACGCTGATGATCGTTACACGATATTAGAAGTCCACGCAGACCTGATTATAGATGAAGTCGATCAGGAGGACGGAGACTTACAGATAGCAAAACCTTATGTGGTAACTATCGAACAGGGTTCTGGCAAAGTATTGGCTGTGCGCCGTAATTGGAACTCTGATGATCCTTTGATGCTCAAGCGTCAACATTTTGTCCACTACTCTTATGTGCCGGGTTTTGGCTTCTATGGCCTTGGTTTAATTCACATTATTGGTGGATACGCTAAGGCTGGCACCTCTCTCATCCGTCAACTAGTTGACGCAGGTACTTTGTCGAATCTGCCGGGGGGCTTGAAGTCCCGTGGGCTGCGGGTTAAAGGCGATGACACCCCCATCGGCCCCGGCGAGTTTCGTGATGTAGATGTGCCGTCTGGGTCTATCCGCGACAATATAATGACGCTCCCCTACACTGAGCCTAGTCAGACACTTCTTGCATTATTGAAGCAGATAACCGAAGAAGGGCGACGTTTGGGGGCGATCAGTGATATGAACATCTCTGATATGAGCGCAAATGCACCCGTTGGCACGACTCTTGCGCTTTTAGAGCGCACTTTGAAGCCTATGGCGGCGGTTCAGGCCCGTGTCCATTACGCCATGAAGCAGGAGTTTAAACTGCTGCGGGCTATCATCGCTGAGTATGCACCAGAAGAGTACATGTATATGCCGGATCGTGCGGCACCTCGTGCTCGTCGTGCTGACTACGACATGGTTGAGATAATCCCTGTTAGTGATCCTAACAGCAGCACTATGGCACAGCGAGTCGTGCAATATCAGGCTGTATTGCAGATGGCGCAGGGTGCACCTCAGATATATGACTTGCCTCAGTTGCACAGGCAGATGATAGAAGTTCTGGGTATTAAAGACGCAGATAAACTCGTACCCACTAAAGATGACATCAAGCCTTCTGATCCGGTCAGTGAGAATATGGCTGTTCTCGTGGGTAAACCAGTAAAAGCCTTTATATATCAAGATCATGACGCGCATATAGCTACTCATGAAGCGTTTTTACAAGACCCTCAAATTGCAGCGTTTATTGGACAAAACCCGGCTGCACAGCAGGTGGTTGCAGCGTTAAAAGCACACATGGCTGAACACGTAGCATTTAGTTATAGAAAACAGATTGAAGAAAGGCTTGGTGCGCCTCTGCCACAACCGGGTGAAGAGATGCCAGAACGCATAGAAGAGAGCATGTCCAGACTGATGAGTCAGGCTGCGATAGAGCTTTCTAAACAAAAACAAGCAGTTGCAGCACAACAACAGGCACAGCAGCAAGCGCAAGACCCTGTATTTCAACAAAAACAAGCAGAACTACAGCTTAAAATGGCTGAACAACAGCGGAAAGCGCAGAAGGATCAGGCAGATACAGTCTTAGATGCTGCAAAATTACAGCTTGATAAACAAAAAGCAGATAGAACTGCTGCTATTGAGGCCACTCGTGTGGCTGCACAGACCGAACAAGCTAACGCAAAACAAGATTTAGACGAGGCCAAAGCCATATTAGACCTCGCCAACAATAGGAAATAGGTATGGCACAAACCGTCTTTGACGTGCTTGAAAACAAACTTGCTGATTTACAGCAAAGCCAAGAGGAATTCCTTGCAGGAGGAAGAGCTAAAGACTTTTCCGAATATAAGGAGTCGTGTGGAGTGATACGAGGTCTAGCTGCCGCACGCCGTGAGATAGATGACCTTGCGCGTAACTATATGGAAGACTCAGATGACTGAAGAAGCGTTAACCCCGCTTGAAGAAAAGCGGCGCAGAAAGATAGCAGAGAGCGAGAAAACAGAAGTGGTGTTAGACAAACATGTTCCTAAACCTGTAGGTTATAGAATACTTGTTTGTCTACCTTCTATAGATGACAAGTTTGAAGGCGGCATAGCTAAAGCGGCTTCTACAATGAGAGAGGAATACATTCTGTCTATGATGGGAGTGGTAGTCGATATGGGAGATCAAGCCTATAAAGATGAAGCACGTTTTCCAGAGGGGCCGTGGTGTAAAGAAGGTGATTATGTGATGTAGAAGGGGCTGTAGGCCGCGAAACTATTGAAAAACCTTCCAAAAAGACGGAAGAAAAAGTAATAGAAGCAGGCGATGTTGAAATTGAGGTGCAAAATGACACACCTCCTGAAGATCGTGATCGTGAGCGTTCAGAACCTCCAGAAGAAATTACTAATGAAGAGCTACAAAGCTATTCTAATAAGGTCAAAAAACGCATACAGCAGTTCAGTAGAGGCTACCACGACGAGCGTAGAGCTAAAGAATCAGCAGAAAGAGAGCGTGAGGCTTTAGAAAAGTATGCAAAACAATTAGTTGAAGAAAATCAACAACTTAAAACTAAAACAGACCAAAGCCATAACGCACTTATTGAATCTGCTAGAAAACAAGTTGAATCTGAACTTACTGTAGCACAACAAAAGTACAGACAGGCTTATGAAGGCGGAGAGACTGATGCGATTATTGAAGCACAGCAGGCTTTAAACACAGCGCAGATTCGTGCAGAAAAAGTAAACAGTCTAAAACCAAAACAGGTAGAGCAAAATCAAACTGCTTTACAACCTGAAGAAAATACTGTTCAATCACAACAACTTGCGCCTCCGCAGCCAGAACCATTACAGCGTGATGAAAAGGCTGCTGCATGGGCAGACAAGAATACATGGTACGGAAACGGGCCAGAAGGTGACCCCGAAATGACAGCACTTGCTTGGGGGGTGCACACAAGATTAGTCAATGAGGGTGTAGACCCTAGGACTGATGAATACTATGAGCGAATTGACGCTCGTATGCGACAAGTGTTTCCCGAACACTTTAAAGATGACGGGGTAGGAGAACCAGAGGAACAGCCCAAAGCAAAATCTAGCAATGTGGTTGCACCCGCTACGCGGAGCACTTCACCTAACAAAGTTAGGCTAAAGCAATCAGAAATTGCTATCGCAAAGAGACTTGGAGTTCCACTGGAAAAATACGCCTTACAGGTTGCTACTTTAGCGGGAAAACAAAATGGCTAAGAACGAATTGCGTGCTTCGCGTGAAAGCGAGACTAGAAACACAACTACACGTAAGAAGGCTTGGGAAAGGCCGGAAGTATTGCCCAATCCCACACCGGAAGACGGGTATGTGTACCGATGGATTCGTACCTCTACAAGAGGTGTTTCTGATGCCACTAATGTTTCTTCCAAAATACGTGAAGGCTGGGAGCCAGTGCGGGCTGACGTTCACCCCGAGATATTTGCAGATGCTGTTACCGATGGCAGATTTAAAGACAATA